GTTTAACCGGGGTCCATACTTGCTAGCTTTTCTGCTCAAGTATGTCTGACGAGTCTTTCCTCGCCGCTGCCCGACGTGATCCCCTAAGGGTGGTCGGGTCTTCCCGGTGCACGTGCCGTTCTTCGGTACGTGACACCAAGGTGGCCGTCTCTGGCGGTCTACGGATCATTCGGCTCCGGTATGGCTTGCCATACTCGGAGTTACCGGATCGTGATGTAGACAGTCTGAGCGACTACCTTTTGTACCTTTTAGCGCAGGGTCAGGTACGGACCTCTGTGTCTTTCCCTCGTCGTCAGGTCCGGCCTGACGGGGATGGCCTAGTCTCTCTCACGAGACTAGGAAGAAAAGAGCGATGGGGTTTGGCTCACAGCCTAAACTCCTTAAAGCGCAACTTGCCTTCGGGTTGCCGTCGCCATACTCTTTCGAAACGTGAGGCCTGGGGGGCCTCACGTTTTACACCTCCCCCCCCGTCCCCTTCCGAGTATCTTCAGTTTGTTCGTTCTGAAGTTACTCGTCTCTTCCCAGTCGGTTGGGATCGCCGTTACGTCTCTGACGTGAGGCGATTCCTTCCGAGGCCTTCCGCTAGGGAAAGGGCCTTTCCAGGTGGTCCCGGTCTTCGGGCCGACCTTCTCTGGAAAGGTAGAAGAGATGAATTCCTCTCCTCTTGTCTGGAGGAGTCAGATCTTTCCTTTGATCTGACTTGTCGTTATAAGGAGGTGTTGACGGCTGGCAAGGTTCGTCCTCTTGTGATTTTTGATCACAGGATGGATCTTCTCGGCCCTCTTCACGCTACCCTTTACGATTATCTTTCTAGGAAACCCTGGCTTCTTAGAGGTGCTCCGACAGAGGAGAGGATAAAGAAGGTCTGTATCAACGAAGTCCAGACTTCTGTTGATCTAGTGAATGCGACAGACGGCCTAAGGCTTGACGTGGCGAGAGTGGCTCTTGAGTCCCTCTTCTTTACGTCTCTTTCGGTTCCTCGTTCTGTGCGATCACTAGCCTTGCGTTCCTTGCACCCTCTCTGCGATGGTGAAAGGGTCGAGCAAGGACAGATGATGGGGGCCTACCTCTCCTTTCCCCTCTTGTGCATTCAGTCTTACTTGGCTGCTCGCTGGGCTGCCAGGTTTGATTTGAATGCTACTTTTCTTGTTAACGGGGATGACTGTGTCATTTCCGCTTCTAGAGCAGTCCTCTCTGAGGATTACCCTAGCTTCTTCGAGCTGAACACGAAGAAGACAATAAGGGCTAAGAACGTGGTTGAGGTTAACTCAACCGTATTCCTAGGTTCAAGAGGGAGGTGGTCTCTTGTGGACCATCTCAGGAGAGGTAGTGTTCTTCCTACCTACGCTGGGTTGCTTCATGCAGCTCGTGCTTGTTCAGGCTCTCCGGCCTGGACAACAGCTTTTGTTAAAGCGCGTCTTGGTAGGAAGTGGGGTTTCCTCCCTTCTCAACTGGGTCTCCACCGGTCTTCCCATGCCGCCTGGCGTAGGGAGACTTCAATGAGGAAGAAAAGGTGGTTCTCTGAACTACCTTCTCTTGACCCGGTTCTTAGAAATCCAGGGATCTCTAAGTTTCCAGGATCTCCTGATCCTGATGAGAGGGAGGCTCTGATCTCTTTCTTCTTTGCCCATGGCAGAGATGGAGGGGATCAGAGGGTGTACAGCCCTTCGGTGGGGGCTGTGAGGAGAACGTACCTCTATAGGTCCCGGCCCGTGTGGAGTCAACTCTCTTATGAGGGTTGGCGTTACTCGGTTCCGGAGAGCCGACCAGAAATTTACTTCGTTCCGACGGAGTACGTTTCTGAAAGGTACTTGGGTAGGCTCGATGCCCTTTTGTGGTTCCGCCGTGCTTGCGGTCTGTGAAAGGCGCTGCTAGAGCTGCCATAGGGGCCCCCGTCGCGTTTGTGCGGCGTCGCGGGGTCGACTTGTACGGAACTCAGGCCAGCTGAGCTGTGTCGTCAGTTTGCGGTGTTACCCGAAATTTGCCTTGTGACGTATAATCCGTCGGTCCGCTGTAAAGGTTGCCACGACAGTGGCGTCAAATCGTGCCGAGTTTCGCACGAGCCTGTGGACGGGAGCACAAGGTCCTAGTAATAGGGTTGGTAGAGATCAATATTACGCACGTAAATGCGGTGTAAGTCTCTATTAAAGGAGTGTAGGGCCATTCTGACTAGTCAGCCGAAGGCCGGACGTCGCAAGACGTTGCGGGTTGGGAGAGCCTGAGGTAACCCTTAGGTTCCAGTTGAGGTTCCGATTGGTAGCAATCGGACCGGATACCCACTGAGTTCCCGCCTTGTCGACAGGGG